GCCAAAGGCTCTAACACTAATATAACTTTGTGGGATGATCGATTAAGGTTTGTGGTGAAACAGTGTATTGCTGATCGTGATGCGCTATGGGCAAAAAAGAAGCGCCCCTACCCTATGCGCCCAGAACAGCGTTTTCTCGTCGTAAACAACTCAGGTGACCCACTCACTGGTGATGGCTGGCAAAGTATATGGCACCGCTTTTTAGCAAGCGCAATTCAAGACGGTTTAATGGCACACAAAGAGTGGTTCGGCTTGCATGATATAAAACGCAGAGGCACAACTGACACAGAAGGAACGGCAGAAGATAAGCTAGAAGCAACAGGCCATAAATCAAGGCAGATGCTAGAGATTTATGACAAGTCAATTGCCAGGGTAAAAACCCCAATATAGGGGTCGAATGTCGGATTGAATGTCGGATTTCAGCGATAGGTTAGTAAGTACTATCGCTAAAACGCCAGTGTAAATGGTGGGCCGTCCGCGACTCGAACGCGGGACCAATTGGTTAAAAGCCAATGGTACTTAGTATATAAATCAATGACTTAGAGACTTTTAATGTCGGGCATTGACGAGTTTGGGCCTATATTAATCAATTACTTAGCGGTTTAATGTCGGAACAAAACCACCTCGATCTAGTGGCAATATTTACTTTTTTACCTTTGGCTTTTTCTTTGGCTTTGCTGCTTTTTTGTATCCCATGTGACTACCTCGATCTATGAAATTAGTAACACCAACACATCTGCTCTGTCTTTCGTGTATCAACGTGTACAAATGTTTTCGCAACACCTACTGACATACCCATTGCTGATGCGTGTTTTACTATCTTTGCTCGCTGGCTTCCTCCAGATACTCGAATGTCAGATGCAATTCCATGTGCATGAGTGCCAGGTGTTTTCTTTGCCTTTTCAAGACTATGTTCTTTACTTCTGAATCCACTGGTAATCACAAAGGGAAATCCACATGCTTCTCTGAGATTATCTAATCCTTTAATAAACTCGATGTCCATTTCGTTATCGCCCGTTTCCTGACAATTAAAATCCTCTATCTTAAAATACTTAAACATTACTTTTCCCTTTGAACGCCTTTCGTTTTTTCATATGAACGCATGGCTCCCATACCTAACATTCCCATTAGTATCGGAGTCAACAGAGATGGATCAACTTCAGGAACTTCAAACCATATACCTAATATTTGAGATATGATCACGTTGTAGGCAAGACCCGCTGAAGCGACCCAGCCGCAAAATGGTCGCCAGCCAGCGACAAATAGAGACTTATGTGCAGCCTCTACAGCGTTGACAGCTAACTGACCTTTGGCTAACTCTTGAGCATGGCGGTCAGCCATTGTGCTTATTTCGTGAGCAAGAGCGTTCTTTTGATCCTTGTCCTCTATAAATTTATCAAGCAGACCAGTGACGGGGCCAATCAGTTGGGCAAGCATTATGCTTCTTCCGCTTCTTCCGCTGGCTTAACTGACTCTCGTATAGCATTTGCATAGGCAGAGATTAGTACGTTCTTTTCGTCTAATAACATCTGCAACTCACCAGCTTCATTCCTTAAAGCATTAACGCGCTTAACATGCACCTGGGCTACTTCTGACAAATCATCTTCTGTGTATTCAACATCATCAATATTAATCATTATTATTTTCCTGGGTTAGTGTAAAAACTTTAAGCTTTTCAGCCTTACCTTTTGCCTCAATTGCTGGCAATTCTTTTAAACTACTGCCAGAGCGTTGCTTAGTGCTAATACCAATCAACACATCGACTCCAGCCAGTTTAGTGCCTGACTCCAAACGAGCAGCAATGTTTACCGCATCCCCAATAGCAGTGTAATCAAATCTTGATGCTGATCCCATATTTCCTATAATGGCTTCACCTGAATTAATGCCTATCCCAATCTGAATGGCTGGCAATCCTTCAGCCTCAAACTCTTTGTTGAGGTCTATCATATTTAGTTGTATTTTCTTGGCGCATTTAATCGCCCAATCTTCATGGTTATCTAAGTCTAAAGGCGCACCAAATATTGCCATCATCGCATCGCCAATATATTTATCTACGCAACCATGACACTGCGCCACGGCTGACTGTTGGGCCGTTAACGCCCTGTTCATTATATAAGTAACTTGCTCTGGTGACACCCTTTCAGACAGTGCTGTAAAGCCCCTAACATCTGTAAATAAGAACGTGCAGTATCGCTTTTCACCCCCTAGTTTTAAAAGGTCAGGATTGTCTTGCAATCGTTTAACTTGGCGAGGGTCTAAATAATGCTCAAACTGTTTTTTAATTAACTGTCTAAGCTTATATTGCTCTTTGTAATTAAGATAAAACGTAGCTGATGCCACCACAAACTGAGAGATCATGGCCCAGGTTACGTCGATTAAAATTCCACGTTGTATGAGGTAAAATCCAAACGCACCCATTGCTGTGATCGAGGCTATTGATAAAGCTAGGCCAAGATAGACACCAAGATAGTTAATAAAGATAAACACCAGCAACACACCAAACATAAAGTTTAGTATTTCGTACAGTAAAGCGCCTTGCGGTATCATCGGCATGGGCTTGTTAGAGGCGTGTATAATCGTTTCTAAAAGCGATGCCTGAATCTGATGTGGATATACCAACCCGATAGGCGTTGCCACCTGTGGTAGTATTCCTTTGGCTGTCGTGCCGACAATAACCATCTTTCCCGCAACATCCATTTTATCAAGGGAAGTGGTGTCTGTTTGTATCCAGTTGACCCAGACTCTCCCGTCACTATCCGTTGGGATCGGGTTTAGTTGCTTGACCCGAATCTCTTGTATTCCATTTTGATTAGTCTTAATCAGGTAGGTGCTAGTTCCAGTAACCGCTTTGAGTAATTGAGTGCCAAAGCTTGCGATCCATCCATCCTGAGAGCGCATGAGTAAAGGCATTCGACGGACTAAGTTATCAGCATCTACAGGCGCAGAGACTATACCTTGCAGCGCAACATCTCTTAGTGGCTTTATGTTTTGCGTAACACCTGTTGCTTGGATACCGCCAACATCATTTCCTAGTATTACTGTCCCTTCGGTTTTTAGTGGTTCTTTGTAGCCATCCGTTTCAAACATAGCCAAGACGCTAGGATTATGAGACAGTGCCTGTGCAAAGAGGTCATCACCCCCAAACCGATCTGGCTCACTAAAAGCGGCCACCCATGATACTGAGGCTGCACCTCGATCTATTAAATTGGTGTGTATTTCCGCAAGTCTCTTTCGCGGGAAAGGCCAGCCGCCCTCTTCGTGGATATTATCTTCGGTTAGATTAAGTACAACTACGTTTCCAGTAGGCTGTTCAATTTGTATAAGTGCATCAAAGGTTCTTAGTTTTATAATTTCAAGCAAGCTAGGCTGATAAACCATAAGACAAAGTAACAGCGCAGCCACACTTCCTACAATTAACTTTTTCATTACCCTTCCTGGATAATCCTAATAGTAGAGTCACCACCATTAATCTTAATTGTATTTGAAATGCCGTCTTGAATTAATATCACGGTGTATCCTCCAGCCGTATCCAAATCAAGCCTTGTTGATTCGCTAACGTTTCTTATTAAGCTTATAGTTTGGCCTGTAATTAATGTTGTAATTTGCGTTTCAGCATCGGCTCCTAACGTTGTTCCTGATACAGTTACGCCTGACACTTGCGCCAACTCATCCTTATCTTCACTAATGCCAAGCGCATCTAATATGTTAAGTAAATCCTCTAAGTAATTGACATCTAAGTAGTTTATATCTAACTCTGTAAACTCTAGGCTATCAGCTACTAATAAATCTTCTGCCAAGTAATCTATATCAAGATCATTAAAATCTAAGATGTTAGCCACCTTAGTTGTGCGTTCTTCCGTTATTACCGTTTCTTTTTTTGGGGGTGTAACGATTAGCATGTTGTCAATGAAATCAAGCGTAAGGTCTAATATGACAGGCTTGCTTGGGCTGGCTTCCCAGACTGATACGGTTGTTGCTTGATATGATTTATTTAATAAGACGCTGCCTGTTGCTGTGATCACCTCAATCTCACCGCTTGATACTCCATACTCATCGGGTAATAAGATAATAAGGCTGCGGCCTAGCTCGTCTACCGTAGCGGTAAAGTCAGTGCCTCTAATGGCAATGTCAGCGGTAGGCGTTTTTAAAGATACATTGCGCTTGTCGATCTTGCCTAACGTGCCACTAATAAACCTTGCTGTGCCAAGACCAAAGGTTAGCGCCATTTTTGATTTGCTTGGGTCTGGATCGTAGATATACTCATCAATTGTTAGCTGGCTATGCTCTGTCAGTTTTACTGTAGAGTCATCAAGAAAGGTTATCGCCATTCTGCCGTTGCTAGTAACAGCTTGATCATTGCTTTGGATTGAGAACGCTAAGTCTGCATTATTAGCTGATGTCCCTCGCTTAATTTGAGCGTACCCAGAAACCTCAGAGACTCCCCCAATATCAGCAGCCGAGGCTTGAGCCTTGATCGTTTTGAATGACACACAAAGTACCAGAAGAACCAATAGAGGTAATCTTGAGCCAGTCATTGTCTTGGGTAGAAAGCTGCTGTACATTGAATGTCCTTGATCCACCAGTGTGATCTAAGTAGAAGTAACCTCCTGCCGATGCAGTAACGCCCGTTCCTGTGTAGGTCACAGTGTTATCACTGCCGTCTATATCCATAAAGTTTGTCGCGCCATCAATATTTATATTTGAGGTAATCGTATTGTTAGAGCCTTGTATTATCCAATCTAAATCTAAGGTAGCCGCTAGTGCTGAAGTCCCTTGATTAAGAGTCATGGTGTTAGATGCGCCTGTCACTGCGACT